GCAGAAATACGGCAATCGTTTCCAGCCGCAAAATCTGGATCTGGTGCAGCCCTTGCCCTCCGGTCTGCTCGGTCCGCTCCGACTGATAGCGACCAGCGCACTATTCCTGATGGGGATTTTATGTCTGAAATTTCATCTGAATGCAAAAAGTCTGCAACAGCTTGTGCTTCAAGTTCTTCTGTTTCAGTGGCGAGTGTTCCAGCCAGGTTAGCTTTAAATGAGGAAAAATCTGTTCAGCAGCCAGTTGAGAAAGTTGTTCTAGAGACTAATATTGTACGACCAAAGTCCGTAATTCCACCATTATCTGGTCGTATTTTGAATTCGAGTGAATTGTCACGTTGTTTTTGCATGATTTTCAATTTGCCTTTTGTATTTTCTTTCTTGATGGACTTTGAACAGAATACCTTTGTGATTCCGGATTCTAAAGAGGATAATCGTTGTCCTGTGTTTATGAAGTGCACACAATTTCATTCTCCTCTGGTTCTTTGTGGTGTGAGATTAAGTCGAATGACACGCATTGTATTATGGATGGCTACACGAATTTTTTCTTTTTTGCGTTGGTCCCGTATTTTTACTTTTTTGTGTTTCATATCGACTATTGTTGGGTTCCAGTTGTATTGGTGGTGTGGTTTATACCAACTATTTTATTTTACTGGTTCCTTTTCAAGTATTGTTGCTTGTTGGTCCTTTTGGACCGTTGTTCTTAGCGGTTCTGAGATTACTGATCAATATATCTATTGTCCCGCTCTTTTAACTTCTGTTTTAAGTGATGTACCTCGTTCTATGACGTGTGACTATGTTTTGGGTTCTATTGACATGGTCACACGACGGCTTGTTTCTGGTTTTCGAATTCCTACTTCGTTGTTAGTTGGTGTTCAGTTTTACACTTCTGAGTGCGCCATGTTTTGTTTACGCGAGCAAAATTTTTACGGAGTGGGCGCTCAATAGGGACGTTTGCCTATGGTTTTCGTTCTATTGAGGCGCCCATTGATATTCCTGATTCTTTATTTGCGAAGACTTTGAATTGGCGTCGTGTTAATATTCAGCCTGAGCGACGTCGTATGTTTCGTCAATTGAATAGTTGCCATGTTCCTGATTATTCCCCTATTTGTGTTGATACCCATGATCCTTTCACTATTGAATGTGGTTTCTTGAAACGTTTATTTCGAGATCTCCCTATTGGTGATGGTTTGGTTTTAGCGCGTTTTCGTAGGTTTGTCCGGTTGTGGCTTGCGACTCATTTAGTTCCTTTCACTTGTTTTAATTTTGATTCCTTGTATGATGATTGGTACCGGCATTTGAAGTTTCCTGAATCTCGGTTAAAGCAATATCGAGATGCTCATGATCGGTTGGTTGGTGGTTGTCCTTCTTCCAAACAATGTTCCCATATTGATTCTTTTCCGAAGACTGAATTTTATGATGAGTTAAAGCATTTGCGTATGATTAATTCTAGGAGTGACGCT